ACATGACAGGTGGTGGAAAGAAAACTTATGAAACAGCCAATGCTGCTGTTAAAAAACTTTTACCATTAGCTCAAGAAAAAGGTTTAATACCAAAAGAATATAAACATAGTAGAGGAACAAGTAAAATAACACCTAAAAATTATTTTGCTTGGTTGCAAAACACAGAATCTAATGTAATGAAAAAAGTTTTTGGTAATCTTCTTAACTTTAGTGTTGAACATCCTGGTGGTTTGACTAGAGCTGCAGAGCTATTGGATAGTGCGTCTTTATCTAAAATTATTTCTATGGAGTATGGAGATTTGGGAGAAAATATTAAAGGGAAAAAAATAACAGCTAATCAGTTAAAAGGAACTAAATATGACACTCATTTATCTAGACTTATTAGAGATGCTAAATACAAAGCTACGAATGTAACCCAAGCTAATAAAATTCTTAGAGACGCAAATAAAGTTTCTAAAAAAATGACAGATGAATTTGGCACACTTCAATCACAGTATAGTGCTGTAAAAGATGCAAAAGGAAATATAGAGATTAAAGTTAAACATCCAAATATTAGTTTAAATGATAGTTTAGTTAATAAAACTAAAAATGCTATTCATACGTTTATTGCTAATGATGGAATGAAAAGACCGGTATTCAAAAAACTTCCTATCAAATTACAAGAATCTATTACACTTATCAATAATGGTAAAAACGCAAATAAAATTATTGCTTCACATTTAGATGATGTTATTCCTAATTGGAAAGATACAAAAGGAACTACTCTAAGAAATTTTACAGGAGTCGTAGATTTTGATATGTTACCATCTGGAGTATCAAATGCAGTTACTAAAGCAACAAACGCTTTAGGAAAAACTTTAAAAGTATTAGGTGCAGCTAGTGTACCGTTAGATGTTATTCCATTTGTTCAAGCTAGAAATTTAGGAATAGATAAGTGGGGAAAAACTGGTGCTAAAAATTTAGCTCAAGAATATTTAAATCTTCCAAGGACTATTGAAGATTTATTTTATGTAGCAGGTGAGGGAACATGGAAAGATTTTGGATCTAAAAAAGAAGAAGATAGAGTTTTTGATTATGAACCTAAAACTTTTGGTACTAAAGAAACAGTGAAAGCTTTAAGAAATACTTCTAATGAAGAGATAATAGAAAACATAAAAGCTAGATGGAGAGATATTGGACCTGGTAGATTGGGGATTGATAGCGAGGATTTAGGACTAGAAGTTGAAAATCAAGAAGGTATAGAAAACCGAATTAAAAAAGCTTTAAAACAAAAAGTATGGGCCGATAGTTTACCACCAGATCATCCTTTAGTTGTTAAAGAAGAAGTTGAAGTTAAAGAAACGGACAATGTTTTGGGAACACAGATTCCAATGAAAAGTATTACTGAAGGATTTTCTCGAGATCAGTTTATGGCTAAAGGTGGTCGTGTTGGATTTGCAGAAGGATCAAAGGACGATAAGAGAACAGCAGAAGAGATTTTAGAATCAATTAAAAAAGAAGTTTTCGAATTAGAAAACAATTGGAACACTGAGCAAAATGTATTTGAAAAATTAGGTGACGTTGTAGATATTAGAAACATTCCTTACTATGCAGATAGAGCGGTAAAAGGGGGAGTGAACGTTGCAGAAGTTTCAGCTAAACTTCCTTTTGTTGCAGGAGAACTTATTTCAGACTTACTTCAAAAACCAGGATTTAAAAGAGTAGAACGTGAAAAAAGTGATGATGAAATGACAGAATTATTTATGCAACAGACAGGTCAGGACTATAGATTAAAACCAACCGAAGTCTGGGGCAAAGCTTGGGATAATATTAAACCAGGTGCATGGTCTAAAAAACTTGGATTAGATTCATTAATCTCTGATGAAGAACTACGAATGCAAGAACAAGGAATGTCCGAGTGGCCTAAGATTGCAGGATCAAATATAGAACTAGGAGTCGATGTAACTTTACCATGGGGATATGTAGGTGCAGCTAGAAAAGCAAAACAATTAGAAAAAGTAATTGGTAAATATATTGTACCTGGAGCCAATGTTGATAAAAAACTAAATGATATGTTATCTACACAAGGAGAAGGTAGAAGAGATTTTATGAAGATGGCTGGAACTCTAGGAGTTATTGGTACATTAAAAGCTTTAGGATTAGATAAATTATTAAAAGGTGTTTCACGTAACCCCGTCCCTGGTCCAATTAAAATGTTGGAAAGATCAACTACTAAAATGCCTGTATGGTTTCCAAAGTTTATAGATAAGGTAAATGATAAAATGACTTATAGAGGTGATGGTATGTGGGATTTCAAAGGTACAGATGATTTCCTTCCAGGGTTTCATATAGAAAGAGTTGGTGATGATTATTATATCAGTGGTAAAAATGAGTACGAGCAAGATTTTAGTATTACTTATGAATCACCAAAATGGGAAGGGGATGCAGATGGATCATATTATAACAGCGGAGAATTTGTAGTGGAAGATGCTGTTCCAATGCGTTCAGGTCCTGACGATATAGATTTTGATGGTGAAGTAGTAGAAGAACTTCATGACGTATTAGGTGGTACTAAAGGAATGGAAGAAATTGCTACAGGTGAAAAAATTAAAGGAATGACTAAAGGGGAAAGACAGGTTGATTGGGCTGAAGGTAGAGCTCAAAGCGACTATGATATTGCAAGAGATGAAGGGTATTTTGATGACGTCGAATAAAATGATAAAACCTAAACGATTAACAAAGACAATTCCCCCTTTAAGAGGGCCGGTCCCTCAGGGATTGCCTTATGGTAAGAAACCTGTTATACAAACTAGTGGATTAAACAATGGCAGAAAAACCAGAAGATAGAAAATTTACGCCTATGGATAAGGCATTACCTAATGTTCAAAATTTGGACATGGATAGGGATGATGCTGCGCCTCAGGTTGATGTAACTATTGATGAACAAGTTACAGAAGAAGGACCAGCAGTTACAGAATTAGCTGATGGTGGAGCAGAAGTTAATTTTGATCCAAATGACATTCCAGCAGGTGATCCTAACGATCATTATGCAAACTTAGCAGATATACTTCCAGATAATATTTTAGGACCTTTAGCATCTGATCTATATGAAAAACATATGGATTATAAAATGTCGAGAAAAGATTGGGAACATACTTATATTGAAGGGCTTGACTTACTTGGATTTAAGTATCAACAAAGAACACAACCGTTTCAAGGAGCATCGGGTGCAACTCACCCAGTATTAGCAGAAGCAGTTACACAATTCCAAGCACAAGCTTATAAAGAATTATTACCAGCAGACGGTCCAGTTAGAACTCAAGTTATGGGAGTTCCTACACCACAAAAAGACCAACAATCAAAACGTGTTAAGAATTACATGAATTATGTTTTAATGAATGAGATGGAAGGGTATGATGAAGACTTTGATAAAATGTTATTCTATTTACCATTAGCTGGCTCTACATTTAAAAAAGTTTTTTACGATACAGTAAAAGCAAAAGCAGTTTCTCAATTTGTACAAGCAGATGATTTATTAGTTCCTTATAGTGCAACTAATATTGAAGATGCTGAATGTGTTATCCACGTTTTAAAAATGTCAGGTAATGAAATTAAGAAACAACAATACGCTGGATTCTATAGAGATGTAGAATTAGGCTCACCACAAATGTTTGAAGATCCATTAAAATCAAAAGAAAGAGAATTAGATGGACAAAAGAAAACTAAACCTGAAGATATTTACACTCTATTTGAGTGTCACACAAATTTGGACCTAGAGGGTTTTGAGGACGTTAATCCACAAACTCAAGAACCAACAGGTATCAAACTACCTTATATCGTAACCATCGATGCAGGTAGCCGTACAGTTCTTTCTATTAGAAGGAACTATGCGCCCGACGATCCGACTAAAACAAAAACCCAATATTTCGTCCATTTCAAATTTCTGCCTGGACTAGGGTTTTATGGTTTCGGATTAATACATATGATTGGCGGATTGAGCAGAACCGCAACGGTTGCTCTCCGCCAATTATTAGACGCTGGAACTTTATCAAATTTACCAGCTGGATTTAAAATGAGAGGTATCAGAATTAGAGATGATGCGTCTCCTCTACAACCAGGAGAATGGAGAGACGTTGATGCTCCTGGTGGAAGTTTAAAAGATTCATTTATGAACCTGCCGTATAAAGAACCTTCTCCGGTTCTTTTTCAACTACTTGCAACAGTAGTACAAGCAGGTCAACGATTTGCATCTATTGCTGACTCACAAGTTGGTGATGGAAACCAAAACGCTGCAGTTGGAACAACTGTAGCATTATTAGAAAGAGGCTCTAGAGTTATGAGTGCAATACATAAAAGATTGTATGCATCTCTTAAAGAAGAGTTTCAATTACTTGCAAAAATATTTGCTACTTCTCTACCACCGGAATATCCTTACGATGTTGTTGGTGCACAGAGAACTATCAAGGCAGCTGACTTTGACGCTAGGATTGATATACTTCCTGTTGCGGACCCGAATATATTTTCACAAACGCAACGAATAAGCATGGCACAAACTGAATTACAGTTGGCTATGTCTAACCCACAAATGCACAATTTATACGAAGCATATAGAACTATGTATAATGCTTTAGGGGTGAAAGATATCGATAGAGTCTTACCACCACCTAAACCACCTATGCCGAAAGATCCGGCGTTAGAGCATATTGATGCTTTAGCAATGAAACCTTTCCAAGCATATATTGGTCAAGATCATAGAGCACACGTTAGTGCGCACTTACATTTTATGGCTTTAAACATGGTTCGTAATAATCCTACCGTCATGGCTGCAATGGAGAAAAACATTTTAGAACACATTTCATTGATGTCACAAGAACAAGTTCAAATGGAATTTAAAGAAGAGTTTGCTCAGATTCAACAAATTCAACAAATGATGCAACAGAATCCACAAGCACAACAACAGTTAGAACCTGTTATGGTAGAACTAACTCAAAAGATAGAAGCTAGAAAAGCTGTTTTGATTGCTGAATATATGGAAGAGTTTATGAAGGAAGAGAAAACTATCACTTCTCAATTTGATCATGATCCATTATTAAAACTAAAAGCTAGAGAAGTTGATCTTAAAGCTATGGATGCAGTAAGAAAACAAGACGAAATGGAGCAAAGAAAAGCAGTAGAACAAGCTAAAATCCTGTCTAGAGAAGGTATTGAGGATGATAAGCTTGAACAAAACGAAGAATTAGCTATACTAAGAGCTGATACATCTTTAACAAAACAACATATGACGGATGTCACTAAAATGGATATTGCTAATATGAAACGTAAAGATGTTAAAACACTAAAAGGTCCAAAATCTTAGGAGGATATATGGCAAAGAACGGTAAAGAACCATTCTACAAAGGAATCGATCAAAAACAATTCATCAATAAAGATGGATACCTAAAAGGTGGTGTTGAGATTAAAATTCCTGAAGAGATCCCAACAGTAAACAAAGTTGGTGGTCAAAGAAGAATGCTTGCTGAAAAAAAGTCAAAAGTTAAGTGGTACTAACCGATGTGGTTCAGTGCAATTAAACTTGCTTTAAACGCAGGTACGCATATTTATAAGAAGCGTAAAGAGACGCAAATGGCTATGGCTGATGCACAACATATGCATGCAGCTAAGATGGCCCGAGGTGAGGAAGCTTACCAGGGCAAACTTTTAGAAGCCCGTCAAAACGACTACAAAGACGAGGTGGTCCTTGCGATTCTCACGTTGCCCATTTTGGTGCTCGCATATGGGGTATGGTCGGACGATCCGGCTGCTATGGATAAGATAAAGGTGTTCTTTGAGCATTTTCAGGCGCTCCCGAGCTGGTTCACTAATTTATGGATACTTGTATGTGCGAGTATTTTTGGTATAAAGGGTACACAGATTTTTAGAAACGGAGGAAAAAAATAATGTCCAAAAAATCGAGAAAAC